CCGTTATCCCGGGTGATAACGCAATGGTCACGAAACTCAATGAACTTCATATCTCAAAGAACTTGCGTCGTACATTTCGCTCGAAGATTCGTCATCCTCAACTTCGAAGCCCCATTTGAGGCGGAGGGCATCGCCCATTGCTTTGAAGCGTGCCCTGTCCGCCATCGTAATGGTGTACCCGCCACGAGAGGCGCGTACATCGCCGACTTGCTCGGCATAACCGCCGCCAGCGAAAACCCCCAACACCGAATAGTAGATTGTCGAAGAAGCATAGTCCAGACGCATCCGGAACTCACTCTCGGACATTGAATCGGAATCAACCTCGTCGTCCAAGTCCAGCGGCTCAAGATTTCTCGTTGTGCCGTCAGTGTCTGTGACGACAGCCTCGATAGGACTCAAGGCGCAGCGCTCGACTACATTGTCCTGAAGGTCGAGGCCGGGCACCAAACTACGCAGATATTCTTCGACAGTCATAACTACTTCGTGTGAAGGATGAACATATCGCGAGGACGGGTCGGAACGCACAGCACGGTGAGCTCAGAAACCCAGTCCTGATACTTGGTACGAGCGTCGTAGCGGTACTCGATGATACCGTGGCCGCCGAAGATGGTCGTGCTGATGGCACTCGGGTCCGGACGGAGCGGAACGACGTTCTTCTTAATACCGACCTTGCCGGAAGGACGGACGAGGTAGGTGTCCTTGTTGAAGGCCCACAGCTTGTTGCGCACGAGTTTCTTGTTGGTGTCGTCCCAAACCTCGACGCCGCAACGGGTCTTGTTGAAGATGACCTCATCGGCACCGATGATAGCCTTGAACGCAGCCTTGGTTGCATCGTCGGAAGCAGTTGCGGCGATAGCCTTGGCGGTGTTCTGAGCGTCAGCGGTAACACCTGCGGAAACGAGCAGGGCGGGAGAGAGCTGATAGCCAAGAGCGATAGCCCACTTACTGTGCTTCATATCCTCGAAGAAGGACTCTTCGTTGACCTCGACGGTAACGGAGTCGTAAACCTCCTTCGCGTCGCGGACCATCTTCTTGATGTCGTTGACAGGGTCGGAAGCGTTACCCTCTACGGTCTTGTCGGCGTCGGTGAACCAGCGCTTCGTGGAGGTCAGAGTCGTGATGTTGGCCTGGGGGATCTGAGCGCTGAAGGTGATGTTCTGAATACCACGAGGGTTGTTGGTGTTGGTCAAAGTGACAGCACCAACAGACTTCATCTGGCCGACCTGGTAGGAGATGGAGCCGATGTGGGCGTCCTGAATCTCGGACAGACCGCCGAACAGAAGTTTGGCGAGGTAGTTGTTGATGCTCTCAGCCGGGGACTGATTCATGAACGTCGCAGCAATCTGGAGGTTCTGCAGCGCAATCAGTTCCTTGCGGTAGTCATTCTCGCCGAGTTCCCAGCGAGCCTTCTGACGCGGAATGGAACCGCTCAGCGTGTTGAAGCCCTTCGTTCCAAGAGGAATAGGGTCGGAGTTCAGGTCAACGTAGGTGGCCATCACCTTGATCTGGTCCTCGACCTCAAGCATCTTGTAGTCGAAGTCGATCTGAGGTACATCCCACTCTTCGAAGCCGATTTCGTTCAGGTTCTGGTCTTCGCGACGGGAAAGAACCTGCAGGTAGTACGCCATGAAGGCGTCAGACGACGTGATGCCATTCGAGGCCATCAGCGTGTCAAGTCCAAAATACTGATTCATAGTTCTACTCGTTTACGAAGGTGATACCAGGGAGAAGAGCCTTGACGGCGGCAGAGATGGACGGGATGCGCTTTGCGAGCACCTGTCCCTTTGTTACGACAGTGCCGGTAGCACCGACATTGCCGATGTAAACATCCTCCAGGAGCAGGCCGGTAACACCGGTCTCGGGAGCGGCAGCATCAGCGGCGAGGACCGTGGCCTCACCACCCATCTTCGCCACATACACGACGGAGCCAGCCGGAATGGTAGTGCCCTGAGTCTGAGAGTTCAGAGTGCAACCGCCCGGATAGAATTCGTCAGTATGCAGCCAAATGGGGACCTTGCCAGCAGCGAAAGCCTGGGAATCTTTGTTGAAAGAGTTTCCGTAGTTTTTCATAGTAACTGGTTTTTAATTAGTTTTCTTTCTTGGGAATCAGCCCTTCGCCTTCGAGATAAGCCGCCTGCTTCGAGAAATCAAAGTTGCCGCCAGCACCCTCCTGCGAGGATTCGAACGGCTTCGTCGCGTCAGTTCCCTTGCGCTGAACCGCCTTATTGAAATACTCGGTAGCCTTCGTGGTCATCTCGTCCTGCGTCATGCTGCCTCCCTTCGCAGTGTTCAGCTCATCGACCCGCTCCCATGCGTCGTCCGCCTCTTCCTTGAACTTCGTGGTCCACTTGTTCTCGTAGAATCTGGTCTTCGCAAGGGTCTTGGCCTCTTTTGCCGAAGTCTGCGATTTGAACTCCTCGAAAGCCGTCTGGACGGGCTTCACGGCAGCTGCGACGGCTTCAGCGACGATACGGGCGATGTCAGCCTTCTCGTCATTGCCTCCCTCCGTATTGTTCTGCTCACCCTCCTGCTTCTCGGGGTGCTTCGCCTTGTAGTCGTCGTGTTCGCGCTGCAGGTCGGTCCGTTTCTGAATCTCCGAGTCGCGCATCTTCTGCAACTCCTTGGCAATTAAGTCCATCGTGGCTACATCCGAAATGCCGGCCTCAATGTCCTCTTCCTTAGTGACTGTCTCTTCTTTTGCTGAGGCGATCCGGTCCCAAGCCTCGTTGCTCAATCCAAAGCTCTTATACTTCGTCTTAAGCGCTTCTGCAATTTTCTTTTTCATAGTTTGTTGAATGTTTGGGACAAAAATAACAATATTTTTCTGCTTTACAAAAGTTTGGCCTAAAATTTGTGGGAAAAGGCGCCCCAATTCTGGAGCGCCCTCACTCTAAGCGGACAAAATCTACTTGTTCCTTGGCTGATTCGTTGCCTGGTTCGTGATGTTCGGCACATTCGGGTCATTGACCTCTGTCTTCGTGCTATACTTTGCGTCCAGCGCCTTATCCGCCTCCTTCTCCTTCATAATCTGGTCCGCATCGCCAAGGTGCGAGTTGCCGATGTCGCTCATCGTTGCCTTGCGGGACTTCACGCCAGCGTAATACTGGTCGAGCTCAATCTTGATGCGCTCGGACTCATTCTGAGGCAACCATACGTTCGGGCCGCTCGAAATACGGAGGTTGCCGTAACGCTCAATGTCGCCCTCGGCCTTACCGACAAGACGCTTGAACACCTCGACAAGCTGACGCACTGGCTTGGCGTAAAACTTCCAACGATTCTTACACCACTCAATATCAGGCGCGAACATAATCTTAATTGTCGTGCTGCTGTCTGCGCCTTGACGGATGTCAACAGGCTCGACGAGAGACGTCAAAGACCCTCTCAAAATGTTATTCCAAAGCGTTTCCAGGTTCGTCTTCGAAATATCGGAAGAGTCTGGCGGAGCGAGGAACTTCGCATCGCTGTGCGCCAGGCTATCAGCCGTTCCTTTCACGCCGATGGTCTTGCCGTTGATCTTCGACGGAGGAAGATTAACAATCTTCTCCGACTTGAGGAACAGAATAGGGAATGCGAAGTCTTTAACCTCATTAGCTATGTAGCTATGGGCCTTCTCGAACTTCTCGATGCAGTCCTGCACCGGGCCGGTCGCGATGTCCGGCACTTTGAAGTAGATGACCTGCAGAATATCGTTTCCGACCTGGGCCTGACGACGGGACAAGAGCACGTAGCCATCCTCGCTCAGTTCCTTCCCGCTCTGGCTGCCCCTGAGCCAGCGAAGGACTTTCTCGTACCATTTCTTGCCGTCATCATCGGTCGTATCCACCTTGACCCAAGTCTCCTTAGACTGGACCGTAAAAATGTCGACCGCGTGCTTGCCGTTGAGCGTATATGCGCGATACAGCGTAGGGTTTCCGTCATCGTCGATTCCCGGATAAAGCGTATCGCCCTTCTCGTAGGCAAAAACTTCATACTGCATCATCGTGCCGTCGTACCACCAGTACAGCGCCGAATCGCACTCGCGCTCGCAGTACGAAACAGCCTCGGCCCACGCATCCCAGAATCCGGCGTAGTCCATCCAAGATTCGACCTTCTGGAATGCTTCCTCGTCCTTATCTTCGCTCGCAATCCAGAAGTTGTCTCCGGTAAGGTGCGCAATCTTCTTGCCGACAATAAACTCCTGGATGGCTAGTGCCACTGTCTCCAGGTCGTCGAAGCCGTCGAGAACCCATTTCTTCTTTCCGGTATCGGGATCAACCTCGTCCGACATCTTAAAGATGGGCCGCGTACTCATGAACTTCGAGTTTATGATATGGGCCGACGAGTTGATTTCGTTCAGGAACTGATCCTGCGTGAGATTTACATAACCGACCCCCAGCGTGCCGGTCTTGGCGTTTCTGTACCCGACGTGATTTCCTACCGGCGGATACGATCCGACATTATCGGGCGTTACCCTGCGCACCCAATAGTCTTTCTTCAAGTGTTCTGAAATGTTCATAGTATAAACTAGTTTATAGGTTAAACCCAAACCACCGACCCGACGCGTCCGCCGGAGTAGTCTTGGTACAATTCATCGTAGGCATCATCTTCAATTTCCGGAGAAGGCTGCTTCTTCGGGCGGGCGTCGAGCTCGAAGTAGGCGCGGAGGCAGATTGAGTCCATTAAGTCAGGGGAATTCTTTTGGTGACGGGACTTGTATTCGCTCTTTGATAGGAAGTAAGTTTTGTTATTTCTCGTTGTCGAGACGAAGAGGTCGATCTCGTCAAACAATATATCGCGAAGACTTCGCATCTCGCCCTTATTACCATACGGATGCCTGTCATTGAGGTCGAGGCTTGTGCTTATTTGCCCGGTTTGAAATAAAACTTGCGTTTTTCCAAGAAGCTGCGATCGTAGGTTGAAGAAGTTATCCACACTAACGGGGTTCCCGTATTCATCGACCTCCTTCTTGCTCGTGCTATTGCTTATGATAGGGTTGGCGTTGATAAAGCTGTTAAGATAATATCCAACACCCGTACCGTCGTAGCAGAAATTGCTGAGAGGAACATTGTATGCGCTGAGCTTCGCGTTTATCCAGTCAACCAACTCCCTCATGTCGCCCTTGAAATATTCTATTGCGATTATTTGTAGACCTTTCCAGATGACCATCGGACAGCCGTCAGACTTCTCGCCACCAGCCGACACATCAAGCGTCGCGTAATAATTCTCATCGCCGTTAACAGGATTCGTCGGCATATTCAGTATCATCTGCTTGGTTACGGCGGCACGCTGGTTCTCCGTCGGACCAAAGAACGCTCCTTTAAGGACATTTCTTTGAGTTTTACCAGTCGCGTGCAGATTGGCGATAGAACCGCCACCAGTCGCTGCAATCAGCTTCCTGTTGTCAGACGCCTCTCCCGTAAACATCGTGAAAGACTTTACAATATCCGCAGCCGTAAGGCCAGCGGCCTTGTCTTTCTCGGTCAATACCACACCGGCGGCTTCCGCCACCTCTTCTGGGTTGTCGCCCCAAATAACATCATTGACATCATCCCCATTAAAATATACATACCTTGTTTTTCCGTTCATCTCCGGGTAGATATAGAATGTGTCCGGATTGATGTATCCTCCGCTCATGAGAAATGTCGTTGTCCAGTGGGTATATTCCGCATTGAAACTGAGTACCATTTGCGGTTTCATTCCAGAGGAGTCCCTGTTCCTGCTCTGCCAATAAAGAAACATACGGTATGGCATAGAACTCGCTTCGTCATAGTAAAGCGCACTTGCCTGATTTTTCTTTGCCATCTCGCGGAACTCGTTATATTCTGCGATATTCTCGATATTGTAGTTGCTATGTATGAGCTGTATGGCGGAGTTATATTTACTCCATGCGAAAGTAGGAGAATCGCTTGAATTAACCTCGCAATTCGCAAAGTTTCCCAACAACTCCACCGTATCTCGATATGTCGAAGTCCCTTTCTTACTATCAGCCAGCCTCATGGAGATAAATCGGCCAGAAAACCCAGGCTTATCCATCCCGTAGAGAAATTTCATAATCATAGCATACGTTTTCCCCATTGAGGCGGCGCCACACAAGAATATAACATTACTATCACATCGCAAGAAATCTTCCTGAAGCCCTGGCTGTGGAGCAAAGTCTATTTTCTCTCGCAAAACAAAGGTTTTGCCATCCGCTCCAATAATTTTATCGTACCCCTTATCTTTGGTCGTAGGGAGCTTGCGCTCTATATGGTCATAGAGCGGGGGAAATTTGGCGTCTTTATTTCGCAAAAAAAACATACACCGCAAATGTACAAATTTTGCGGTGTATTCACAAATCTAATCTGTTATTTCAATTTCGTAGCGAAAGAGGGCGTCTCGCACTCGCTCGGTAATGAGTCCTTTCGAAAAATAAACACTGGCGACATCCTTGATATAGTCCTCTTTCGCTTTTTTATACGCAGCAAAAGCATCCTCGGCAGAATCGAAAGAACCAAGAAAAACAGATGTCCCGTCTTTGTCGATAGAGGCCCTAAACTTATTGCCGCTCTCGTTTAATGTGACTCCGACAGGTAGATTACCGCGAAATCTTTTACGGTTGGTAAGGAGTATATTGATTCGCCTCGGTACGAAACAGCAAAATTCCGGGCAATAGACCTTGTTCGACTTTTTGATAATATCCTTCTCAATCTCATACCCCCCCCTATCTCATCCATATCCTTAGTGAAGTTCTCGTCGAACCACTT